CGTATCGATGCCAAGCGTCGTGCGTTGGGCTGCGGCAGTTGCGTCATCTAAAAGTGCGCGGCCAGCAGCAGTACAAACGATTTCCTCGATAATGCCAGCGTTGGCGCTACTACGACCAAGCAGACGATCAGTCGCCGTTACGTTTTGGATTTTGGCGTAGGTGACCCCATCATCAGCAAGAGCAGTAGTCCCGACCTTTGTCGTACTGCTTTGATCAAGCTTGCTTAAGTCAATAGAGCCGGCATCAACCAGATCAAGGCCAGCATCAACAAGGTTTTTTGCAGTTACCTTTTTTGTCTCAGAGCCGCTGACATCAGCGATGGCGAGGACATCGTTCTGCGCAACGCCAGCCTTAGACAGCTCGACGAGTTGCGTAATCCTTTGGTCAGCCAAGGCTCAACTCCATCGACGAGGACATATGGGCTCAGTTTAGTCCGTTACTTCCTGCAGCAGGAAGTCAAGGCTTTGCTCCACCCTGATGCGATCATCATCCTCTTTCAAGATGTAGTCAGATGGCTTGCCGATCACCAGCTTGATCTCATCAGTGGTAATGAAATCAATCGTGCATGAGACAACACCGCCGGTTTCCACCGTGATACCTGTAGAGGTTGTCACCGCAGTTGTTTGATAAAAAATATTATCAACAGTCGGATTAACTTCCTTGTCTGTCAGATACAAAGCAATGTCAAATGCGCAGCCAAGGTCAAGACGCTGAATTGTTTGCAGCATAAAAATCGGCGCTTCTTCGCTGTTGGTTGTCGTGTAGTCAAAGAAGCATTCAATTCGACCGCTGCCGCTAATTAAGCCTGCGCTGTGCTGTTGCTTGTATTTGTCAGAAAGCGTTGTCAAATCAACTGAGTCGCGAGACGTGTTGAATTCATATCTGCTGACGTTGCCAAGAATGTTAAAACGAATATCGCGAACAGTTAGCGTTACCTGTATAGGGCTGCCAATAAACGCCTGTAAGTCAATTTCATTCGACCTTGTGTTGTTGATTGCATCCTCAAACGTTGGGTAGAGCCTTAAGCCGCCAAGAGCATTAACGTTGACAAATGCGCTGAAAGTGTTTTCAATCGTCGCAGTTGTCCAGTTCGACGCAGGGATAAAAGCCAGTCCACGACTGTCTGCCGTCTCAAAGTCGATACGATCGCCAGTAAACAAGTTATCAGTCGCGCCATCAACGCCGACACGCTCAAGCGTTGTATTTATGTCGTCAGGATCTATCGAAGCTTCGATGCTTCCAATAAACAGATCAGTGCCGCGACGCAACCTGATGTTGCCGTGATTGCCAAGGTAGAAGGCCATTAAGATGCAGCAATTACATCAGCAAAATCGCCATCCATCGTAAAGTTTATCGGCACTACGGACAGCTCCCCAGTGGCAACAGAAACGCTTGCAGAAGTAATGTAGCCTCTAAACTCAATATCATCCTTTTCGTCTCCACCAACATTTAATTTGAACAAAACCCTTGACGTTGTGTCAATAGTGCCTGTTTTCATGAGCTTGCCCAAAAGCGCAGTGAATTCAGTCTGCGTGCCACTGTCGCTGCTAGGCACCCTGTAATACATTAAAGTCGCGCTACCTGTAGCGCCTTTAATGCCAGGCGTGAACGTATTGACGCCGCTATCGATAGTATTTGTGCTTAACAGCTCAAGGGTCGTCTCTACAGACCAATCACGAATTTTCGCTACAGGCTTGCCGTCAAAAACAAGAGAGCCAGTGCGGCCAGTGAAAAAGCCCATTGACTTGGCCAGAACATTGCCTTCATGTTAACTCACATCAAATTTGCTGCTGCGGAAGTCGGCAATGTGCGCTCTGATCTTGCCACCGTCTAAAAAGCACGGATACTCGATTGCCTTGACGCTGACTTCCCCTTCCTCCTCAATGGCAATTTCAGTTACGCGATAAACACGCTTCTGCGGCTTGGCTTGCCCCATCACAAACATATAACCGACATAATCAGGCGCAAGCGACGCTGCTGTGCTGATGTCGCCAGCAGTCGTCACGGAGACAGTCGATAGTGACTGAATGTCGCCATTTGTTTTGTTGTAGAGCAAAAAGCTGAAGTTTTGAGTGCCAGCATCTTGCTTGTTCATCAACGGTGCGTTTAGAACGCCGTCCTCCATGACAACACCCGAGGAGTAGCTGTCCCAATCTTTTAAGCCAACATCGACGTAGATGAACGCACCAGGCTCAATAATCGCTTCAGACGGAAACGTTTGAAACTCAATTCCTTTGCGAATGTGACGCCGCTGATTGCAAAGCAACTTACCAAACATAATCGCCTGCTCTTTTTGTGTCACGAACTGACTCAGGTCGAACGACTCACGGACTGCAGCAGTTGAGGCGTCATTGAGCTGCACGTCAACGCTTCTGTTCTGGCTAAACATTTCGTCCGAGCTGTACTGACGATAGATAACAGATGCAATCAGATCTTCAGTGGCTGTTCCGTAGTTCAAGAATTCTTCTTTGTATGATCCTTCAAGAATGTTGCCTGTCGTAAATAGTGCAGAGATCTGCACCTCAACCGGCAGGCCATTGCTCTCCGCTGCTGCTCCATCGCCATTGACTGGCAATGATGGCACTAACGTGTCTTTCCCATTCTTGCGTGCAAGTTCAAGCAAGCTAAACGAAGCTGCATTGACCCAAAACTCACGCCACGAACCTACGTCAGCAATCACGCCATCCATAAACAGCTGACTTGCACTGCCGCCAAGAGTTGGCAAATTATTGTTAACGCAAAAAGCTTTTGCAGCCGTCAAACTATCAATATCGATATTTGATTCGCTGATGTAGTTGCCAATGCCATTGTCTTTGTCAAGCAAAGTGTCAACGAAAATGTCTGGGGCATAACTTGTCGATTGTGAGTTTGATGCAATGCTGCTGGGATGCTCGACCGTTCGACACGTCTTGCCTTTTTCAACCAATGCACTAATACTTCTGAGGTCTTGCACGCCACGACCAGCAAAGATGCCAAGCGCCATCATGGTCAGCTTGTTGTATTTCGTATCAAAGTCTGCGTCGAGCTGTTGCTCAGTGACTGCGGTCAACGCGATTTCTGGGCCAGATTCAAAGCTGAATTGAATTTGCGCGTCTGAATTGACAGAAAACATGTCCCATTCATTAGTCAACAAAGGACCGCGCTCAGTTTCATTTGGATAGTTACTGCGCAGACTGTCCGCCTCTACTGTCTTGCCTTCCCAGAAAATAGTGTGGCCATCTTGCGTATAGCTTTTGACGTTGTCAGTCGAAGTTAAAAACGCATACTCAGTAAACGGTCGCTTGTTGTTCTCTGCGGCTATGTCGTAAACCGGCCTGAACTCGAAGACATATTTATCTCTACTCGCAGCCTTGAAGTTGACTTGCGTGTAAAAATCAGCATCACTTCCCCTGCGAATAGCAAACACCGTTTTTAGGACTTCAGGGTCGCCCGCGTCTCCTTTCTTTTTAAAGAACATGCGGAAAAACGTCAACCGGCTCTTAACGCCATTGTCTGAGTTGCTGTAGTCCTCAACCTCATGTTCTCCGTATTTCTTTTGACGGCCTGAGATGCGCCTGAACAACCTGCCCTTGAGCGAAAACTTCACAACGTCACACTCACTCAAAGTTTCATAAGTGGCTTTTTCCGCCTTGACCAAGCACTTGGCGAAGAAGTTGTTATCAAGAGACTCTGAATACAGCTGCCAGTTCGCAAGAAATCCTTCCAAGGCATCCCTGTCAATTTTTTTCTGGTTAATCACCTCTTTCATTGCGTTGCTAACCGTTAACACACCTGTGTTGTCAGGCTGATCTTTGTTTGGCAGCTGCTCAATGACTGCGTTGAGATAATTAATGTCATCTTGTATGACCTTGATTGCGGCCTTGTGCATTACACCAAAGTTCCTGACGATGCGACGCTCTACGTTGTCACGGGCTTCAACTAAATCCGCAGGGTCTTCTAGGCGCTCTTTTTTGCTTAAAACTTTAATTTTCTTTCTTTCTTCTCGCAATATTCTTTTTCTGTTAAACAATTTACCATCGCTGATAAAAAGCTTGTTTTTTCCGTTATCCTTAGGGTTAACGTTATCTGGGTAAATGCCATTAAAATTAAAGAAGTGCCAGTTCCGGTTGCGATCAACATACATAAAGGTGAAGTAGATATGCACCGAAGTGCTTTGGTCTCTCACCGCATCCTCAAACTTAGATTGGCGACCGCCCTGAATCGCTTTGTTGTAAGAGTCGAACCTTAAAGTATAACCAGCATCTTTGATGAACCTTTTTGCATCTTTGCCAGATAATCCATTAATCGGCCCCTTGCCGTCGAAGTTCTGGTTGCTGGGCTGACGCCCATAGTGCCCAACATTAAAACCGTTGTTTAGCCAAGGCAGATCATCACCGTCAAAATCACCATTTTCAATGTCTTCGATCAAATCTCTTAAAGCCTTTTTGTAGCCACGCAGTTTTTTCTTTAGGTCGCTAATGTCAATTTTTGGCAGGTCCTTGTCAAGATCAGACCTAAGCTCCCGCGTGTAAGCAATTGAGCCAGCTTTGTCGAAACGGTATGACCTTGCAGGAAGGCTGTAAATATCAACAGCCTTACCATCGTCATCAACTAAATTCAGCTGCGGCACCCAAGAGATTTTTTTAGTGCCACTATGATTTACGTCGATTGGTGGCACCGAACTTTTAATATTAATGGCTGTTGTGATATTTCCCTCGTCGCTCACAGTGCGTGTGCTTGTATCGTTTTGCTCGTTCCGTAAAATCTCTACAGCATCTTCAATGCTTGCCTTTAGAACCTTATCTTCAGTGCGTGGCTCTGTTCTGCTGTAGTCAACGGCAGGCAGTGTCCCTGGCGTGATGCACTTAAAAAGTGCTTTGACATCACCATCATCAACACTTGTTTTAGTGCTGGTAAATGTTTGAAGCTTGAACTCAGCACTGCCAAGCATATATGTGCTGCCAAAATCCAAAGACTCAACCATCTGGCGACGCAAATCGTCGGCAGTTCTTGCTGGGTCTTTGTCCTGCTCTTTATAGCCTACATTTTGAAATTCAATTTCAATCTGATTGTCTTCAGCAAAATTTGCTGACCTGTTCCTCCACCTGCCATTGTTATAACTGCCAGACGGCAAGGTGATGCCAATGTTTGACTCTTTCTGCCTGCCATTTTTGTTGCGACTCAAGACGTTGACGTTAATTGGTATAGCGTCAAATACACCTAGGCTTGTCGAGGTGGTTGGTGAATACGCTTGGCTGAAACCACGCTTCTGTTTATCTTTTAACGCAACTTGGCAAACTGGATCATTGTCATTATTAGGCAATAGCGTCTTTGGGTAAAACGTATTCTTCTGGTGACCAACTCGCAGGTTGTTGAACTGTGGAGCGCCCTCTCTGCCGTCAGCCTTGCCAAAAATAAAAAAGCTTGCCAAACCAAGGTTATTTAAGTCTTTCTGACCGAAAGCTGTCTTTTCATAATTGATCTGCCTAATCTTTGACGCGCCGATGACCAGCATTAGCAACATGAATTGAGTCGATCCTAAATTTTCTATGCCTGACCAAACCAACGATCCGCTAACCCTTGTGCTGCCACTAGGATTTTGGTCTTTGTTGGTGTAGACAAGATTCACAGGATCGCCATAAGTGGCGAGATCTTGCGTGCTGTTGAAGCCAAAGGTTGGAGCAAAACGCTGTTGCCTTGTTCGTCTTCGGCCTGCTTCTGGTGCCTCAGGCTTTGGAGCGAGCAGCGCCGCACCAACTTGAAACAGAACACCAACTACCGTCAGAACGATTGCAGTGGTAGACGCTGGTTCGCAACGAATATCAAGCGCAGTGCCAGCCTTTGGATCCTTGTACTCCTGCTGGATCGCAACAAACTCTAGATATTCTTCTTTCGTGATCCCCAGCGATTCGATCAGCTGGTGCTCGTAGGGGAGAAGCTTACGCATCAGTCGATCCAAAAGTAGTAAGCAGACACACGCGACACCGGGACACGCGCAACTTGCTTTCCAGGAGCAATAAACACAACGCTACCTTCAACAACGCTCCCTAGGGCTGGGTTTGTTGGATCAGCCAGCAACGCCAAAGCTCCATGTTCTGGCAGTTTAAGACGCTTCCCTTCATCTAGTAACCATCGCGCAAGACGCACGGGCCTCAATGTCTCTGATGTGTATGACTCATAAACCCAAGAAAATTTGTTTGCTAATTCGCTTAGGCCTAAACGCTGACGGATTTCACAGACCAGCTGGAAACAGTCCGTCTTGCCTTCACCATTGCTAAACCGCGCTCCCCATTGGTATTGCAGACCGATCAGGTCATTCATCGCAACGACAAAGCTGAATCAAGCGGCAAAAAGCCTACGTTGTCTTGGCTAAGACGTTGCCCAGGAAAAGTAGATGCAACGGAATCAGCAGCAGTGTTGAAACGTAGCTCTATCGTGTCCTCGCTGAAGCTTGCACCTAGTCCAATAAAAATTTCTTGCGGGCCTGCAGACGAGACAGCACCAGCAGCCGACACAGTTCTGGTAGTCAAGGTCAACAAGCTTTTTCTGTTTCCTTGGCCTAGCTCCACAAGCTTGATGGCGTAATCAGTTGTAGGGAACAGCACTTGGATTTGTATGTTGTCACCGTTCAAGCTTGAAACACTACCTTGTACTTGAAATGGCGCAAAGTCAAAATTTTGTCCGCCAAACTGTTGTATTTGATTGACAAAGTAATTTTGAAACCGGTGCGTGTTGTTGTTGTCCGTGACAAGGTCAAAGAACTGCACAAGCCGTATTTCAGTAGTCATGCGCTCAGCTCCCCAACCAAACGTACTGTCACCGTGCTGACGTTAGGCTTCACGCTTTGCACAGTGGGCGGCGCTGCATAACGCCAAGAAATATTGGACGGTGCTTGTATCATTCCTTCAAGCGCGTCATCCATTCCCCTAAAAACAAAATCGGGTAAAGCAAAACTTAGAAACGTGCCTTCTGCTTGCTCAAAATGATCCAGAATTTGTTTCGCCGTGCCAGAGCTGGCTTTCAGCTCTCCTGTTGAGGATGAATCACCGATGTTTCTGAAGGTCATGTCAAGCGTATAGCCAGTCTGTTTATTGCCAAAGCTACGCTTAAAAATTGCCCCTGATAATGATCTGTAAGTCGTGCTTGGATAATCGCCCATAGTAAAACTACGGGTTGTTGGCACGATATGCGGGAAATCCTCTGCCATCAGCTAATACCAATCCGCGAACGGGTGCGAGGGCTGTTCTGCATTCTATCCAGGGTCATATTCATGCCACGTTTTGCCCCATCACTGGCAGCTTGGCGACGTGTTGTAGCCATTGCTTTCTCAAGCTGCTCACGGCTGACGTACTCAGTTCCACCAATGCTGGTCGTTTCAAACGTGAAGTTCATAGAAGTGCCTGAATTGCCTGAGCCTGCAGGAGAGCGACCCATCAGACGACGCATATCCTCATTGCGCATAACGCCGCCATCTTGTCTTGGAACAAAAAGCTCAGGACCTTTTT